ACTTCTATCGTATGGCAATCGCAAAGTATGCAAAGTTGAAGTCTCCGTATATTGGTATCATCAAAACTACCAACAACGATTACGAGCGTCTGGTCGCAGCGGTAACTGCGCTTAAGATTACGGAATCTACTTTCTTTGATGATCCTCCGCGATACTATACGAAGGAAGCAGTTGATAACTTAGTTGCCGTCGTAAACAAGCATCGTCATCTTGCAGAAGGAGAATCAGTTGCTAGTAACGCAGAAGCAGTTTCTTGAACGCTTGGAAAAGCATATGTCCAAGCACAAGAACGGATATATTGAAAGCGTAGTTGCTGTATGTGAAGAGATGGGAATTGATCCTGAGCAAGCAGCCAAGTATTTGTCCAAGCCAATCATTGAGAAGATTAGAGCAGAGGGAGAAAGCATAAACTTGCTTCCTTCAACACCTAAGTTACCCATATGAAATGCATATCATTTTGTCTATACGGTGCAAAACCTTTTTATTGTGAGGGAGCGTTACATAACGCAGATATCGCATTGAATTTGTTTCACGATTGGAGATGTCGCTTCTATTGCGATTCATCTGTACCACAACACTATATCGACGCTTTGAGGACAAAACCAAATACAGATGTTGTGGTTTATCCCGAACCGTGGAATGATGATAGAGGTATGTTTGTGCGATTCTTTCCCGCAGAGGAGAAAGATATAGACTATATGATTAGCCGAGATGCTGATTCTCGGCTATCTCTTAGAGAAAAGATTGCAGTTGATGAGTGGATTGCTTCGGATACAGATATTCATGTAATGCGGGATCATCCGTGGCATGGAGTTCCTATGCCGGGTGGAATGTGGGGGTGTAGGGGTAATCGAATAGTTGGTATAAAGAAGGCCATAGAGCAAATGCTATCAGAAAGAGCAGCGGGAACTATTGGTCTATCCCACGATCAGGGGTTTTTGACAAATCATGTATGGTACAGATTTGTAACAACTGGCCAACTGTCTGTAACAGTTCACGATTCCTTCAACAAGGCATATGCAGGTATTCCATGTAAACCATTTCCATCTGACTCTCCACGGGGAGACACAAATGGTGGTGTATTCTTTGTTGGTGAGAAAATTAGCATCGACGGAACAGCAGGTGATCTATTTCATAGAGAACTTAGAGAAACCGAAAAGGAGTGTTGGTGATGCGTATAGCATTCATAAACCCGATGGGTAGTATACCTACCCCAAACGGAAGAATTGATCTTACTCCGCAGACAATAGAGAATTTTCCTCTTGCGAAGATATTACGAGAGATGTTTCCTCATGCAGAAATAAGATTAGGGCATGATAAGAGTCTGAAGCATGATTTGTTCATCTCTCTATGGCAAGCCAATGGAAGACCCCCTTATGGTTCTGATTGCTTGAACCTTGAAGGTAAACTTATATGTTTCAATCAAGAGTCCGCTGATCCATTGTCAATCATTCTTGCTCACGGGTACATAGGATTTGATAATAGACTTGAATCCGATCCAGACCGAGGAAGCAGCAACTCTGGAATACGGGGAACGGATTTCCCGATGCTGAGATGGCCGCTATATGCCATGTATCATTTGATGTACATGGATCAGTATGACTGTGGATCGTTTTTAGAACTCAGGAGTCGTTTTCAAAAACCCAAAATCAACAGAATTGCTGCCATAGTATCAAATGGATCAGGATACAACCCATCTAGGACAGATTTTTTGAAACAACTCGTTGATATTGGATTGTGTGATAGTGGTGGATCGGCGCACAATACTATGCCAGATAAAATGCTAGTGCCAAACAAACTAGACTTTACATCAAACTATCACATGACATTTTGCTTAGAAAACAGAAGTAAACCGCATTACATAACAGAGAAGATATACGAGGGATTTGTTGTGGGGAGTGTTCCTATCTATTGGGGAGCAAGTAATGTTTCAAAGCACTTCAACCCCGAAACATATGTGGAATGCAATCTCGAAACAACAGAAAGTGTGCAGATGTCTCTTGATAAGATTGTCCGAGTTCTGAACGATACGGAAGAGTTGAAACGGATGCAGTCCATCAATCCGATAGAAGGATTTGAGGCTGAAAAGTACCTAGTGCATGGAAAGCAAATCTTCAAAGACTTTGTTACAGAGATTATGGATTCAAAATGAAATCTACAGGATTCGCTGCGTATAAAGTCTATCTCGCCGTAAAAAGTCACTTCACGCATGATAGTTACGATTACTTCAGATATGGTGGCAAGACTCGCGCCTCAGCGCAAACATTCGAGCGCAGACAGGATCGTTACTTCTTTGAGAAGTTGGCTAAGAGATACAGCGAAAGCGAACTGTTGGAGTTCTTTGTATCTAACTTCCTGATGAATGACCAACTGTGGATTGGTGATGCCTTTGATTCTCAATGCGATCAGGTCTATACTGATTGGAAGAAAACACAAGAGAGCATCACCTACACATTTGGGCAAGACTGCGAGTTCATGCTGAACCATATCGAAAAGAATGGCATCTCATTCAATGCTCTGTTCTCGCCAACCATTGTGCGCGAAATTGGCACTTTGGAACACACCAAGTATCCTCTAGCATTTCAGATGTGCATGAGCGGAGATATTCATATTGAAACCCTTGTGCTGCTAGACTGCATTCTAGGCTTCATGCGAAGGGCAGACAAGAAACTCAAAGGTGATTTCACTTGGGATACATTCTACAAGAAGGTCATGCGGTACAAGCCATTTGTGTCTGTGTGTGCAAAACCAGGCAAATTCAAGAAAGTTTTGCGAGAAAAAGTCAAAAAGCACGATGTCATTTGTTAAAGGAGCAAATATGAGAGAGTCATTGCATAATTTGGGTGTAAAGCACAGAACAGATAAGCACGACGGAGATCATATGTTTTGTGGTGCTTCATATCTTCACACTTACGAAAAGTATTTCGATTCTATTAGAGATCAGTCTCTTAACATCCTTGAGATAGGTGTAAAAGACGGTAGTTCGCATAGAATGTGGAAAGATTACTTTCAAAATTCTATGATCTATGGTATAGACATTGATCCTAGATGTAGTCAATCTAGTGAAGATAGAATATCCATATCTGTTGGTAGTCAGGCAGATCAATCAGTCATAAATGAAGTCTTTGATAAAACAGACCGATCTGGATTTGATATCATATTGGACGACGGATCTCACATCAATTCATTAACTCTAAAATCATTTGATTTGTTGTTCCCCATGCTAAAACAGGGAGGACTTTACATAATTGAAGACTTGGGATGCTCATATCTTGAAGATGATTTGCCAAATCATACCAGTCGATGGCCTGGAATGGAATACAACAAAGACCTAGACACTACAAACCGAAGAAGCACCATGAACACATTTTTCAATGCAATTCTTCGTGACATTGATCTCCAAGAAAAAAGATTTGGCATAGAATGGATACACTTTTATTCTCGCATTGCTATCCTTAAAAAGGCTTGACTCACCGTATAGATACTGTATACTTGACACATCGTTACACAAAACAGAAAGGAAACGAAATGGGATTCAAGGATCTAAAGAAGTCGTCGGGTGGTTTTGATAAACTGAGCAGCGAACTCAATAAACTCGCAAAGAAGGGCAGCGATATTCTTGCCACCAGTTGATGGCGAAGACATTCCGTGGGCACGGTGCTTTACTCACGGATTCCAAGGACCTGGTGGATGGTTCATTGAGAACTGTCCAACCACGGTTGGTAAGAAGTGTCCTGTATGCGAAGCCAACTCTCGTCTTTGGAACAGCGGAGATGAGGGTGACAAGGACATTGCCCGTCAGCGTAAGCGCCGACTGCACTATGTTTCAAACATTCTTGTGGTGAGCGATCCGTCCGCACCTCAGAACGAGGGCAAGGTGTTCCTCTTCAAGTACGGTAAGAAGATTCACGACAAGATTGTGCAGGCAATGCAGCCTGAGTTTGAGGATGAGAAGCCGATCAATCCTTTCGACTTTTGGAAGGGTGCTGACTTCAAACTGAAGATTCGCAAGGTTGCGGGATACATCAACTACGACAAGAGCGAGTTTGATGCTCCTAGTGAACTCTTTGATGGGGATGACGCCAAGTTGGAGTCATTGTGGAAGAAGCAGTACTCTCTCAAGGAGTTTACTTCTCCTGAAACCCACAAGTCCTTCGATGAACTGAAGGCCCGTTACGATGTAGTAATGGGATTGTCTGACGCGGGAGTTCCGCGTAAGTCTTCAGCAGAAGATGTTGACTTGGATGAAGAGGAAGAGACTCCTCGCGCTACCTTCAAGCCGAGTGGTGCAGCAAAGCCTTCTGCACCCGCTCCTGCCAAGAAGCCAGCGCCTGCACCCAAGAAGGTGGAGGAGTCCGAAGACGAGGACGATTCTGATGACGCCATGAGTTATTTCGAGCGTCTTGCCTCAGAAGACTGACGCATTGCGTTAGCGCAAACAATCAGAACCCTCTCAGAAGAACGCGGAGCAATCCGCGTTCTTTCTTTTGTGAATTGCTAATTCGCTGTCAACATAGCATACATAAGGCATGATAATCGCAGGCGTGGATTACAGTTTGCGTTGCCCTGCTGTGTGCGTCTTTGAAGGCGACAAGAAGTTTTGCATCTCACAATGCACTATGCACTTTATGTCACCTACCAAAAAGTACGAACAGTCATTTCCCCACAATATAAACGGTACACTCATGCAAGAACATAAGCATGAATGTCAACGCTATGCTGCTATTTCTGAGTGGGCACTAAACATAGTGAAAGAGTGTGACTTGGTGTGCATCGAAGATTATGCCTTCGCTGCAAAGGGAAAGGTATTCAACATCGGAGAGAACACAGGCATCTTCAAGTATCGTTTGTGGGAAAGCAAAATAGAATACAAGACCGTGCCTCCCACGCAGGTCAAGAAGTTCGGAACGGGTAGAGGTAATGCCAAGAAAGAAGATATGTACGCTGCATTTCGCGCAGAGGCAAAATTAGACTTGCAGCAGATTCTTGGTGTTGCTACCGATCAGATCAAGAGTCCAGTAGCCGATCTTGCAGATGCATATTACATCTGCAAGTATGCTCATCGCTTGGCTTTTAAGTCCTGACTAGACACCACATCGTTGGTGTTCTCGTCACCTAACCACTTCTCTGCCCATAATTTCCATTCAACTAACTCTTGCTCAGTCATGTTTGACTTTCCATCCGACTCAATGAGTTTGGTAGTATTATCCATAGTATTCTCCTTATGCCTTTACGACTTCGTTGAAGTAATCTCCCTGCTCAGGCCAATCTCTGATCTGTAGTATCTTTGCATCTGGCAATGCTGCTGGCAAGGAATCTCGTGTGAGTTCCAAACGCATGGTGTATCCTTGCGCCGAAACCAATCTGTGTCTGATAGCACTTACAATGTATTTACCACTCATGTATTTATCCAACCAATCTTGATACTCGTTTTTCTTTTCCTCGAACGATGGTATCTTCATGTTTACTATGCTGCCTATTCTTAGAGAAGAATCGCCAGGAACTATGATCTGTAGTTGGCATCCTTCGATCTGCTGCATTTGTGCATTTCTTTTTAGCACCCAATCGGCATATCGGTCATTGTCTTTAATCGTTGGTTCTTGTCCCATCAAACCAGTATGCTTTGGGTAGTACTTGAAATAGGACCAGTTCTTGTTGCTAAGGTCATCGTTGCCTGGAGCAATCAGGGGTCTTTCATGCACATGATCCTGACCGTCAAAGAAATTTGTACCGTATGAGTAATCGGTCATACCCCATTTCTTTCTAACGATATCATGCGTCAGCAGTTTACTGGAGAAGAAACCATTTTCAATAT